CATCTGTCATTGATTTTGCTACAGAATTTGCTGTTTTGTTTAGTGAAACAACGCCAGATACATCGAAGTTGAGTAAGCCACCTACTTTGCTTATCGCTCTCCCAAACTCTACTGAAGATTTTGCTCCATATCGAACACCTTTTGCCGAGCTTTCTACTGCCTCAGTAAAGATCATCAGTGAATTAAGGAGATCCGAAATTGGCAATCCTTCACTGACTGATGCCTTTTTTTCGACAGAAAAAAAGGATTGAACCTTCTTGGGAATAAACGAATCCGCAATAACTTTGCCCGTCCCCTTAAAGGCGGATTTTACGCTACTAGCTCCAACTTCTATCGCGTCTTTAACGAATGACTGATCAAAGATTTGCGCACCAATTTCTTGCTTAAACCCACGGGCAATATCAGCACCAGTATTTTTCCTTATTTCTTCGAGCGTTTCATTGACTTGCTTAAGTTGCTCTAATACCTGATTGCTTCCACTATCTATGTTTTCTTTTGAAAATGACTGACCTTTAGATTTAGTTCCCGTCGGAATTTTAAATACTGGATCGCTAAGTTTTGTTGAAAGCCTTAAGGGGTTCGCGTCAAAGTATTTCTGAACCTTTTTGACGTGGTTTAATTTGACATCTAAGAGACGATTTAACTCATGGAGTTCAGACAGATCAACCCTAGGCTTTAGCTGCATCTGTCGATTGGCTTCACGGAACGATCTCCCAATTTTATCGGCATCAAAATCAAAGTTAAATTTTTGGTTTTTTAGTGCTGCCAAATCTCTCTGCAATCCAGAAAGATCTAACTCAGTACCAATGCTTAGCGTGACTGCACTATCAACCATGACATTATCTCCGTTCTAACGTTAAATCTCGACAGTATTGTTGTTCGTATTCCGGGGGAATAACAAACACTTCGTATTCTTTCCCTGAGTCAATATCCGTAAGCTTTTGCCACCCCCAAGCCGCTTCGTTGAATATCGCAAAATCAGAATACAGTTTCTGACCGATATCAGGACAGAAAACCGCTATCCCTTTACCGATCAACATTCGATTTTTCTTGGGGTGATTGCCGTCCGTTTTCGCCTGTTTAAGAACATCAATCGGAGCGGCATGGACTACCCATGAAGGCATCAACCTATCTGTAATCAAGCTGAAAAACGCATTGGCGATCGCCGGGTCTAAACTGTCGCTCTGGGCAAAGTAGAAAAAGTCCGACGGTTTCGCTGGTTTCCCTTTTTTGGGGTCACGATTGGCATTCACAAAGCAACTGGTTAACGTCGCAATACTTAGCTCATTTAAGTGAGCATCTTGACGGCGTAATCGTTGTCCTTGATCTAATGCTTGAAGTACCACGTCAATCGTTAAATCTCCAAAATTATCGGGGTGAAACATCGGATGCCCACCCCATAACCAGTTCACTTGCCAGAAGATTTCTACCCAGTCAGTTTGCGATCGCGTTAATCGTTTTTTAGGGTTTCCTCAGTCAGTGGTTCGGGTTCGGAATCGTCATCCCCTTGATCCCATCCGTTCATCTCCTTAGCGCAAAATTCCGCAAGGGCATTGATTACAGAAACAGGCATTTCTTCAGATGTTTGATCAATTGTCCAGTCATTTCCTGCAACCCGACGCACCATTGCCGTTGCCAACACAGCATTACGCATTGGTGCTAACTGAACAGACTCGCGCTGAAACTCCATCAGCTTCAGCATATATTTCTGCGTTACCTTGGATGCCACGCTGACATTACCAACGGTATTAGCCGGAATATCATCGGCGATCGCCTCAACCATGACCTTATCTGTGGTCAACGTCGCATCTTCCTTTAGCACTACAAGATTGCCATCTGGAAGACGCACAATTGAGCCAGTCAACAAAATATGTCGAGTAGAGACAAACAGCGTTGTATCGCCTTTTTTTGCTGCCTTGGTAATCACGATAGTTGACGTTACAGAGCCAGAAGTTAACGCTTCAAAAGCCTCCCCTAACTCGATACCTTCAGCTTCGGAGATCTCAACAGCCAACAAAATCGCTTGCTGTTGCACATCGGGTAAATCCTTGGTATTTTCCCGAATAAAATGCGCCTCATTGATGGTCAGTGAGTTTTTGCGGGGGATTTCAAGCATCCCATGTTCGGCATCACCAACTTCAATAATTTGATCGGGCTTCGGGGCGACTTTCCAAGGCAGAGATTTTAGTTTAGGCATATTAGGAAAACTGGCGCGTCCGCCAGTAAAAACGTGGACAAGAAATCAAACAAAAAATTAAGCAGGGTAATCGAAGTTCGGAGTACCGCGACCTTTGAACGTACAAGAATAGGACAGCAAACCATCGGAGGGACGACTCATGTCAAAACCTTCAATAATGCATGGGCCATGGTAAGTTCGCCCTGTGGTGAAGCCCGTCGGTGTAGGCGATTCGTGCCAGATGTAAATCTCTTGACCAGAGTTCGCGTTTCGGGCGTTGTATTCGATCATGTCGAACGTCGTATCATCCAAAAGTTCATTAGCCGACCATGAGATAGACCAATCGGAACCCGTGACCGCACCATCGGAGTAACCGCCCGGATCTTCAAAGATCAATACGTCGGTCGTGGTGTTACCAAGGGAAAGATCTGCCTGCGTACCGCCGAGCAATCGGGTTTTAGCAACAAATGCCATCGTTTCACCGACTGCAACAGCCTTGGCAAGAGGACGAACAAATAATGTTGTGTCACCGATTGCTAAGTCCTGAGTAAGAACGATTTTTGCCCCACCACTGGTAACGAGGGGAGTTCCTTCGGCGATCGCAATCGTACTGGCATTGATACCTAAATCGACATCACCAATAATGCCAGCCCCACCGGAAGCGACCGTAAGTGTTCCGTTTACGGGTGCGGTTCGACTACCTTTGGGCAGTAATGCAACAAAGACTTTTACCTTGTCACCTACGCCCGTTAAAAAAGCCTTTGTCATGACTGAAGACCATTAACGTTTACGCCTACGATCTTGCGTCCGTGCTAGGATCTTCAACAAGGTTAACGGTAAACGGAATGGCGGATCATCCATTAAAAATAGCCCGTGAAAAACGCGGTATTTCTCAATGTAAATTAGGGATGCTGACGGGCGTTCATTCGAGCAAAATTAGTGACATAGAAAACTGGCGACGCTATCCCTGTGAGGCATGGAAGACAAAGCTTAGCCAGTATTTCGGGATACCTGATTATGAGTTATTTCCTAAAACAGAAGATTTGCTCGATGTAATTCGCCAACTGACTGAAGAAAACACAAAATTAAAAGCGATGATCTCTGGCAGAGGAACACCGCTTGCACATAGGGACAATACTCGTTTTCTATGATTTGATTCTCACTATTTGTTCTCAAACAAAAAGGGGCATCAGCCCCTCCTATAACCATTACTTAAGTTTTACTCAGTTACCGATTCATTTGCGGTGTCGCTTGCTTTTTTTCGAGGTTGTTTAACTGGTTTCTCTTCAACTACCTGTGGCTCCATTGACCAGCCATCATCTAACCAAGCTTGCAACTCAGAAAGATAAACATTGTGGGCAATCTCGGAACCTTTATAGAGGACTACAGGTTGAGGCATAGTTCACTCCTAGACGTTCACGACCCATGCCGCCATGGTCAAGTTGCCGGGCGATCCCGTTTTGGTTGCAGTCACCCGAAGATAGGTAGCTGTGGACAGAATATCGCTAACGCGATCGCCACCAAGTACCAGTTCGGTTTCCGCTGCCGCACCCGCAAAAGTAGCGGGGTCAAGGGTAGCCAGAGTCACATAGCCACTACCTAAGCTTGCGGAACCTTCAACAGTAATTGTCCATTGAGCCGTACCAGCAGCATACCCCGTATAGGCAAGGTGAGAGATGCAAACCTTGAGGGCTTCTACGTCTATGGGATAAAGCTGAATCCCGGTTGTTGAAGTCGTAGCGGATAAAGCAGCGTCGGTGATTTTGCGGAAAGTCAAGGCATCATCTACCGTACCGCGCCGACGGGCATCTTTGTAATTGGCGTAAAAAGTTGCCATAGAAATCCATCCTTTTGATAATTGGAACAAGAAAAAATAGGCGATCAATTAGGCAACAACAGCACCATTTCTTACGCCGTAAAGACGCGCCATACAACGCGGATTCATCGCCATAATGCCACAACCCCATTCAACACGGGTACGCAGTACAGGGCGATCAGAAAGTTCGCCTAAATCACGAACGTCAATCACACCATCTTGGATGCCCTGAAGCATCATTTCACGGAATGACACACAATAAATTGAGGTGGATTGATTTGTCCCACCACCGGGGGCAGCCTCAGTGAACGGTAAGATTTCATTGCGGTTGTTGTCTTCGCGGAGCGTGATGATTGGGAGTCCAGCATAGCGGATAACCTCACGACCAAATTCATCCATCGAGTAGGTGATAAACCCACCGACAGAAGTATTTCGAGCCGCTGCCGTTAAACGCAGAGCCATCTCTTCATTCATGATCCAATGCGTCGGGCTTTGAACTTGTCGCTTAGTGCGATCTAACGCAGTCAAACTAAGGACATCGCCACCGGAAGTCGAGCCATTCGCTACCAATTGAGAGCCAACAATACGCCGCTTAATCCCGTCAAATTCAAGGGGATTGGTTGAGCGATCGCCGTTAATAAACGTATTTGTCCATGCCAAGGAAAGGGAATCCACTTTTAGCATTTCTTGGGTAGCTCGGATGTCCTCACCAAAGTGCTGTAAAAGTTTCATGTCCACATCCAAATCACCCCCGGCGATCGCCAGAGTTTCGGTTTGTGGGTTCACGATCCCAGCTGATTCGGAGAATGCTTGGTTATATCCACGGAACCCGATGCCGGGCATGGTTTCCTGAACGTTGTAGGAGATGGAGTTGCCGGGGATAGTTTGGAAGGGGATATTCTCAAGGACACCGGAGCTTTCTGCATATTGCCGAATTACACCAGCTTGCTTGAAATTGCCTTCGGTTGCGGATAGTTTCGCCGCTTCCAACAGTGTTAAAGCCATTAAAAAACCTCGCTAATCGGGTGAAGTTACAAGGCATCACGCCAATTTCGAGGATGATTCCGTCGATGTGTTAAGGTCTTCCACAGTTATTAACATCGCGTTAACAACCCACATGATTTATTATAGGCTATTTTTTCTTGTTGCCAAGTCGAGCTAATTCTGCGGGACTTAAGTGTTTCAGATCATCCCATTCTAGAGATTGACGAGAACCAGCTCCATTGGTTGGTGGCGTTGTTCCGATTCCCTGTTTTTTCTGGGATAAAAATAGACTAGGTTTTTCTGTTTTGAGAGTAGAGGAAAGATATTCATCTACCGACATGGGTAAACCAGAATCATTTAGTAAGGCATCACCCGTGCGCGGATTCAAAACTTCAACGGAACCCGTTTCCGAGTTGTACCCAAATACCCCTTGAGCCGTTAATGCAGTGTAGGCAAGGTCAAATAGTTCGGGATTGCCACTAACGGCAGGTTTTGACCATGCAGATAGCACCGCATCCTTGATTTTTGACTGGGTTCGTTCCGTTTCAATTTCAGCAAGGCGACGCTCTTTTTCTTTGATCGTTTCTCGCAATTCTGCTTTTTCCCGTGCGGCTTTTTCATTTGCGAGCTTCATCAATTCTTCGTAGCGTCTTTGTTCCTCCAGTTCCTTTTGTTGTCGTTCTTGTTCCCGCTGCTCCGCCGCCTCTTTTTCCGCCTTGAGTTGGGCGTACTCTTCTGGGTCAATCGAATGGAGTTGCCCCTTTAGTCGCTTCACTTGTTTTTCTAGATCTTTTGCTCGTTCTCTCTCTTTTCTAAGGGCAATGAGGGCAGGATTTTCTTCTGTTGTTGTGGATTCAACGGAGTCTGATTCCGTGGGAACGCCACCATCTACAACGGATTCAGGTTCATCATTTAACAGGAAATGCTTAACAAACATAGGTAATGGTTATTGATAGAAACAAGTTAATTTTAGCTTAATACTAGGCATTCGCACGGGTGTTGAAGCTAATATATCGACTCGTAGAATCCCACTGCAACAGTCGAATGATAGTAGCTTCGCTTGCTCGTTTTTTGATTTCGTAACCATCGTATTTAGATATCCCGCCGCGATCGCTATACTCGATTGAGTATTCCCCATCAACTCGCTGACTTTTTATTCCCAAGCTTGTATCGGTAGTCATTGCGGATTGTTTTGCACAGTTTGCCGATACCCAATCAAGGATCGCCGTCTGGACATCGCCAACAAAATCAGTGCCGTTTGTTGAGTCAAACAACTCCAGATCTTCGCACCGAGAACGAAGCAATGATCCTTCGGTGATTGCATCTGGGGACAATTTTAGGACAGTGATTAACTGGATATAATCTGTTTGTGTAAATGGTGCAGCCATAAAAACCTCAAAGACTAAAGGCGATTCGATCAAGGCGATCACTTAAATTCATTATCGGAGCAGTGTCTCCCATTTTGTAGTAAATAGAGCATCGACAACGCCCCCCACATTGGCAAGCGTGACCGGGAACCACGACCATTTCAATCGGTAACCACTCCCCATTGGTCGAATAGCCAATGCAATCGGTACAATGTCGAGCCTGTGGGTCAAGATCTCGTTTTGCCAATTTCACCCCGGCGATCGCCCTCGACAATTGCTCACCCTTATAAAAACTTTTCCGGGTGGATGCCGCATAACTACCCGCCCGACTCAATATCCGTTTTGGTGTTAGCTCACCCCTAGAAATTTGATTCGAGAATAAATGAAGGTATCTGTATTCTCTTCTGAGGCTTGCACCGACAGCACCAAAGTGAGCGTTAGATACTCTATTCTTGCCACCAGCACCGAGCATGGTCATACGAATATGGGATTCCTTGATCGTTTCTGCCATTCGCTTTTCCCACTCGGACAGGCTGATTTTTTCGGATAACAATAATCGAGTATGCCCTTGCAACCGGACTTTCAATCGCGCTGATTCCGTATCGACTAATTTCAAAACATCGGCACGGGAAACAAAACGCCCTGATTGAGTGTTCCGATATCTACCCGTTTTTGGATTGAAAGTAACCGACATTATTTAGCCTCAAGGAAAGGTCTTAATTCTCGGAAGCTACGATTCACCGCTGTCTTCGTATCCTGTTCCGTCACGTTGGCGATCGCCAGCAATTGCAGTTCGCTCATCGGTGGAGTCGTCGTCTGAAACTTCTCTGGGTTCGGTGTCGTTTTCTCCATTTTCAGTCTGTCCTAATCGTTCAAGTTCATCCTCTACCATCTCCCATGAAATCCCTTTCGGCAAGCTGTCGCTGCGATAGAGAATTTCATACATAAACGGCAAACTCATTTGACCCATTGCCACCGAGTTATTCAGTTGCTCAAGGGTCATCTGGGTTGTGGTTTTCAGTAGGGATTTGTTGACGGCGATCGCCCCCGCATCCTCTAACATCAACCCTTCGTACTCTGCAAAGATTGAGAACAAAGACTGTACAGCCGACTCTAATTGCACAGCATAACCTGACAACGTAGCTTCACTTTGAGCCGCGTCTAGAGAAAGAAACAACCATTTTTTGCATCGTTGCTTCAATCAATGCAAGGCAATCTTTCTTGGGTAAAACGCCAGTGCCTACGGGTTCCATCCATCCCCCATCAAGGTTCCACAGGGTGACTCTAGCCCCTACCGTAACGGACTTATGGCGACTTGGTTCATCTGGTGCATAAGGTTGTGGCTCCTTTAGCATCAGTGTCGGTTCAAGGTAATTAATCGTAGTCCGGTAGCCACTCCACACTTGGTAATGAGCAAGGTTTAGGTCGGCAAAATCAACCAGTGGGGGAGTTGCCGTAAAGGGTGTGTGACTGTTGAGCGAAAGTCCGATCAATGGGATTTCTTGTAGCCCGTATTGCCCTTCACGAACCAGTTTCAAATCAACATTTAAAATCTCATCGGCACGGGTATTAATCTGAAAGCTTTTTCGTTTTTGCCGTTCGTAGATTTGGTAGTCGCCACCACGTCGCAACACAGTATATGTTTCCCACTCGCTTAAGCCAAAATCACCATCAGGCTTGAGTTCATCCTGTTTATAGACAACTAAATCCAACTCACTGCCATCAAATCGCCAATTGATAATCTGACTGCGTTCTAGAAGCAAAAAGTAAGGGGGTTGTTCAAGGTTTGGGCGATCCACCAGCACGAAAGACGAACCATCCCGAACCGCCAGACAAACCCATTGTTTTATGAATGACTTTAAATCGTTTCCCAAAAGATCGACGTTATCGGTAAAGTCCTCAAACCAGTCTGCAGACTCTGTGAGGTCAAAATCAGTCAGCAATGAGGCAATATCTTTTTCAATGGCATCTCGGAAAAAACGAACAAACACCGACTGGGATAACTGCTCTAAATAACTAGCGTTATCCTGAGATTTGGCTTTGGGCAGGTATCGTAAGGCTTTCTCGCTATCAACAATTGTCCAATCATCTGCAATCCATCGCCGCCGCCCTTCGTACATATCCTTCAAATACTCTAGAGTTGGCTCGATCTCTCGATAATAAGGATGCCAATAATCAGGCTTTGAGGGATTGTTATGAAGTGCTTCGGTTGCCATTTATTGTTAGGGCGATCGCCATTAAAGTCCTTTCCATTCTACTACCTACGGTAAGAACCGATGGCAGCGGATGGGAGTACCTTCGCCGCCTCTTCTACCCATACCCATGTCACAGCAAACGCCATAACAGTATCGTCATTACCTTGCACAGCTTGACGGGTACTAGCCAAGAATTGAGATGCTTCTGATGCCCGTTTTGTCGTGCCGTCGCTAAACTCTGAACAAAACTCCCAATCGGGGGGATAAATCACATCTCCGTTTTCAATGGCGATCGCCACCCTGTCCGTGTTGACCCGTTTCGATACTGAAGAATGGGAGACTTTTTCAACCCGCAGCCCCGGCATTTTTGTTTGTAGATGCTCGATTAAAACGATGCCTCCACTATTCGACTCAATGCCTACCAATTGTGGTCTGTAGGCTTTGATAATCTCGATAATCTTGGCTTCGTAATAGGCGTTGGTTTTTTTGTTTTCCCGATACTGATGGACAAGTTTATAAGGGTATTGAGTCAAATCAAAAACGAGTGCTGTGTAATAGTCTGCACCGCCAAAACTAGGATCTATGCCCATCAAATAACGATGGCGTGGTTGTGGGGATTCCCATTGGGCGATCGCCTGTTTTTTGACGCAATCCATGTCGAACAATGACCCGGATTCCTTGGGAATCTCCAGATCATATTCTCGTCCTGTCTGTTCCTTGGTAAGTTTTTCTCGGTTCCGAACTACGTCTAAATAATCAGGAATCAAGCAATACATTGGGTGTGATTTCCAATGGAGTAAGACCTTGCACCAGCCAGAATTGTCAATCCAGTAATCAACGCCCGCCCCGTACTCACCCCGACCTTCCCTCACCCTAGCAATCTTCTCTTCGATATCAATATTTGGTGGGCAATCGCCAACAAAAATCTGCCACCACAGAGTCAACGTCCCACCTTTGGGCATTGTTGAAATCAAAACCCTTTTAGCGCGATCTCCCAACATACTTTGTGATGGCGTAGACGATGCATACAGGCTTTCGAGATTATGGATAAATCCAGCTTCATCAAAGATTAGGCGATCAACGGACGGAACACCACGGGCGGCATTTTCTGTTGGGGGATAAAAATATTGATCACCGCCATTGACCGCTTTTAGCCGTTGTCCCGACTGATACTCCCACTCAAAACCCCTGAACTGAGGCATATTCCTTGCCCGGTCAGCTAATTTTGATGACTCCTTTTGCCCAATACTAAAAACGACACCTGTATAGGCTGGATTCTGCAAAGCCTCATGCATGGCATAACACACAGCCGTCTCTGATGCCCCCAATTGTCGCGTCTTGAACCAACAGTGCTTAGGGTATTTTCCCAGTAGCTCACCCAGCAAAATCTGATAATCGTACAGCTTGAACGGCACAAATTCAGAACCCGACTTGATCTGGCATTGCGCCGCGAACTCCACAAAGTCCGTCGGAATATCGATCTTTTGCTCTATGCCCCGTCCAATTGTCGGAAGTTTTGCGATCGCCGGAGCCGCAAACCGTGCCAACGTTCTATTTACTTTCACTGAAAACCTTATATACCAACACTTCTAGGATAGCAGCAAAAAACTTTTAACTAAATGATTGACATCCCTATACGGGTTTGTTATATTAAATACATACCACACAAGACAAGCGAGGCAAACAGATGACTACTCAAGAAAAAGAAATCAACTTCAACACGGGTATTGTTACAAAAGCCGGAAAATGGGTAGAAAATTCACTTACAGGGGAAGTCCTATCTGCTTACTACGTTATTGACGAAAGCACGAGATTCAAAACTGACATCGCCTTGCGCGGATTTGACTTTGATTCTTACAGCCTAATTGGTAAGTTATTAGCCAACTCTTAACTCTTCTTTTTTTACAATTAAAATTGTCTATACTCATGACCAAAGGAGCCACTATGAAGTTAAGAATTTCACCGGAAGAAGCAATCGTTTTGAGTCAGTTTATTGATTCACTTCGGGAGCAAAATCTCTCAACTAGACAAAAAGAAGAAAAATTAATTGAATACCTAAATACTCACTTTTCTAAGTGTGGCACTGTCGCTGAAGGCGACTTTTTCATTATTAACAACGAAAATCTTTTAATTGACTGACTGGCATTCTCTTGTAGGTCTGTTACTCGGATTACTTGTTCCGGGGTTAGATTTCCGCCTTTGATTAGTTTGTTTACCTCTGCATAAATCAATAGTGAGCTTTCAAAGGCGATCGCCGGAGCAGCAAACCGTGCCAATGTTCTATTTACTTTCACTTACTTTAGGATCTTTAAATTCAGTCTGTTCGTATTCAGAAACAAGATCTATCACTCTCGTTTTCCTAAGTTTTTTGTTTAAGCAATCTCGCATACTGTCGTTATCTAGCTCTATCAAATGAACATGTCTCTCGATCGCCTTATTCAAAGACTCTACTCTTCTAAGCTGTTCTCTCAAGCCTTTATTTTGCTCCTCTAACTCAACAATCCTTTTTCTTGTTTCCCAAGATGCCGCATTTTGCTCCTCTAATTCACAAATAGCATCACAAACATCTCTAATGAACGCCAAATAAAAACAGACATTGATTTCATTTAGATTTTTCCCCTGTGGCTGCTTTTTAATCTGTTCATCAGTCCACAAAACAAGTCGAAGTAATATTTCATTCATTTTTGCAGTTCATCTCTTCTAGAAGTTGAGTCACCCCCAACGCCGTCCCCTCAGTTGACTGTGAAGTTTCGGCAAGACGACTTACTAATCCTAGACCCCTGAACGCTTGATCAAGGGTCATTTTTGCTTTTGGATCTTCCTTGACTGCCAACGATGCTTCATTTACCAACAGTACGACAACCTCAAAAATGGCAGATCCGAGACGCTTGTTTCGGTCACGGTAAGCCTCTACGTCCTTTTCCCACTTGTCCCGTTTCGTTTTCTCCAAATACTCTAGTCGTCGCCGCTCTTCTTCGGCATCCCATTCCCGTATCCGTTCTGTCCAGTTAAATTTCCATGCCCATTGGTCTAACGTCTTTCTGTTATTTGTAGGAACCTCTTCGTCTCTCTCGCATTCTACGTATCTCTCTAAAAGGGCTTTGATCGTTCGACTTGTCCCCATGTCCCGAAAATCCTGAAACGCTTGCCATGCGCGGTCTGTCTCATTTGGGAGGCGATCGCCCATAACTTTCTCCTAAATCTCTAAAACGCAACAATAACAATGATTCTAGTCTATCTATAGAGAAAAAAGGAAATTTCCCTCTAAAATTGACTTGGCAACTCATCAAGGATTAAACCAAAAGATGCTGAGAGTATATCTAAGCCCGAATAGTTTGTATTTATCGGAGTCCTCCTCTCACCCAACAATAGGGGAATTAATGTCGGAAGGAAAATTAGTCGCAACATTTACCAACCCACCGCGTATCGCACGAATCCAATCAACAATTTTTCACCTGCTTTTCCCTGCCAAGCACCCGCCATCCCGACAAATCAATAATTGCTGCGATAACAACTCAGGGATAGATCTCTGATGAACCTGAAAACCCCTGCTCAATGGCAGGTTTTTTTGTGCCTTGGGGTTGAGATTGCTGTGGCGTTGGCGATGGTTGGCGATGAGTCAAAAGCCAAGTTAGTACACCAATGCACACCCAAGGAATAAACGTCTGAAGCCACCCAAAGATCAATGCATACCCATGTTCCGACAATTTATCAGAGCGTTGCTGATATTCCGAGACGAACCGACTGGCATCACGGGCTTCCATCCGCAAATCGTCAATCTGCGACTGCATCTCGGCTATCTTCCTTTCCAATTCCGACACATTACCAGCTAGGTAGCTGAAACGCTCTTCAAGCCGTGCCAAATCCTTGCCGTGCTGATCCACGGTAGTCGCCATGTATCGGGCGATCGCCTTCGTTTCGTTGTCCCGGTCTGAACTGAACATCAGAAGTTTTCCATTCCCCAAAGAAACTTGCGGGATCAAAGTTATCGGAGTCAATATGCTCCAGAATTTGTTTGGTCGTAAACGCTTTGCGGTCGTCCATTGGTAATGCCCACTCTACTATTTAATCCTAATCTGGGAGATTAATGCTCTCAGTGAATTTACGCACCAAGAGTCAAAACTTTGATCTCCGTATTGCTGATAGAAGTAGACGCTCATGCTGTGATCTGAGTCACAACCCCTAGATTTATTTTATGCTTGTCTAGGAAAATTGTGTTTTTGTTTGCGTTTAAAAAACGAAAAGCGGAGTGAACAATCCCAGTGGTAAGATAAATTCATTCTCTCAACTAGACCCTTTTGTCCCCGCAATGGGGATTTTTTGTATGATCCTGAACGATGTACAGACACAGCAACGGGCAATGATTTTGCCCTATGAACAAAGATTGCAAAATGGAGAAAGCTACGACCTAACTCTTGGTAAAACCATCAAAATCCGGCAGTTAATGCCGTGGTGGAAAATCGAGTCATGGGACATCTTCACCCAACCCGACGGTTCAAAGTTTATAGCTAGAAAGGCTTCTTGGGAAACCATTGATATCGGCGGTACATCCCAATCAAAGCCATATTGGGTTAAGCCCGGTATGCCATTCCTTGCCTGTAGCGAGCAATGGCTAAAGATGCCGAATGATCTAGTCGGAATTGGGTTTTTAAAATCCAGTCGGGCAAGAGAATTACTGGAACAT